GACCATGAACATAACCAGAAACAGCCAACTAAAGGAGCGCACCATGAACAGCACCAGGAGGATCAGCGACAGAGAGCTTACGAAAATGATTGAGTCGGCACAGCAGCTGCTTTCACGACAAAACCCGGTCGTGGAAGAAACGTGGTGGGAGAATTTACTGGCAGCACTGACCGAACTCCGGGAGCGCCGTCAGCAGTAAGGCTGCGCTGGCGCGCCCGATTTTTTCACCGCAACGCAATTCATTCGCCCGACACACAAAGGAGAACACCACAATGAACGAACTGTTTATCGCCGTTAAGGGCGCGCTGATTTTTACCATTGCATGGATTGCTTTAATGGCATTCCTGACGTGGGAAAACCCGTTTCGCCACTTCACACCGGGCTTTATCGCCAGAATTTACGCGGCAACCGTTGCGGTTATCTGGATGGTATGCTGAAAGAAAAAAACGAATGATATGAAGAACCACCGGAGCTGGTGAGTCGGGGCAAAAATTCTTTTTGCCCCGGCGAAGCAGCAGACAAGCGAAGCGCGTCAGGAACGCCGCGACAGAAGTTCAAGCGCATACCGGCGATCTTCCGGACGCATGGCATCAACAAGAAACTTCACCATATTGCGACCGGAGCGGGCGCCGGGGCTGAGGGTATGGGAAAAGGTCATCGTACAGACGAAGGTGTGCCCGCATTCGACATCACTGCATGCACAGTACAGATCCGCAAGTTCAGGGGTTTTCCAGTCTGTCTTCCGGATGACAGCAGGTGCGCCACAGTCAGGACACCGGGCTTTAAAAATCCGCATCTTACCTCCCGATAACACGTATCCCGGGGAGGACATTTTACCCGACCGGCACCGCTTTTTCTTCCGCCACATGCCCGGCATCGACATCAAAACGAAGATAAAGGTGTTCCGGTACATCGGGATCGCTGTTCACGGCGTTCATGATTTTACGCTGAAGCGGTATCACCTCATCCTTGCGGTACGTTTCACGCGTCGTTTCCGGGTTAGGGATGGTGGCCCCGTTCGTGGGGATGATCCCCGCAAGACCGGCAGGAAAGCGGTGTGCCGTAAACACATCCTGGGCGCTGATCCCCTTGATGTTTGAAAATTCATCCTTGGCGCTCACCTCACCAATCGGAATAATTTTCACCCCATCCGGCGAACCTTTGGGGATGTTGATGTACAGATTGCGGAAGTTTCCCAGCCCCTTAGACTCCGCCACCTTCTCGCGGATCTCATCCTCCATCTCCGTGGTGATCCCCGGGTCGTTCGTATACAGCAAAAAACCCATATGTGCCCCGTTGTTGTAGTAACGGCGACGAAAAAGGGTGGCCTCGCTGTTCAGCAGCGCCGAGTGAATGCCACCGATATAATCCGGCAGCCCGTAAATTTGCTGACGCGGATCATACATCCGCAGAAAGATAATATCTTCCGGCGTATAGACCAGCGCGGGGCCTTCCTGAAGCACCACGAACTCACCGGTTTTGCGGCGCCGGAGATACAGCGACGGAAGCGGCTCAAGTGCCACGACGTCGCCGAATACGTTACGCACCTTGAGCAGGGCGAGATCGCCGAACAACAGGTAGTCAAATACCGCCTGTTCCATCTGGTCCGTTGTGAGGCCACCACCGGTATAGCCCCCCGCCACCATGTTACGGCGGGCATACAGCACCCCACCGTGCTGGGCGTTAAGGTTCGGGAGCTGCGCCAGTGCCAGGCGGGTAATCGGCAGCTGCCAGTGGTTGTGTTCGTTGTCATACCAGATGTTATGGTAGTCCGTGCCGGTGGTCAGCACCGGTTCCGGCTGACCAAACGTGATTGTGCTGCCACGTGCGGGCGTGAATGCTTTTTTCGTCACGCGTGACGTTTTGTTTCTGCGTTTCTTGCTCATGCGGCTTTCCCGAAGGCCCATGTGGACGGGCGTTCATAGTCATAATCTACAGGCTCATTAATCACGGCGTGCGAAATGGCAAAAAACACATCCGCATGCCCCGTAACATCCGACCGTTCCGCCACGAACGTCAGCGCGTTACCGCTTTTTGTGGTGGTGCGGCGTATGGACATGAACGACGCGGGGATCTCCGTGCGTTCACGGCTGGCCTCATCAATGGCGTCTTTCGCCCACTCGATACGCTTATGGGCCACCACGTCTATCATTTTCATCACCAGGCGGTTTTTGCTCTCCACGCTGTAAAGAATGGCATTAGCCTCACGTGGCGCAAAGCGACTGACGATATCAAACACCCCTTTCCCGATACCGGTGATATCTATGCCGATATAGGTAATGTTAAAACGCTGCATCAGTTCGCGGATCTGATCGGCCTGCCAGGTGAAGTTAAATCCCTGCCACTGCCAGACGGCGAGCACACGGAACCGCTCGCCTTCATGGACAGGCGGAGCCACAATCACAAACGTGGAATTATCCCCGGACCTTGACGGGTCAAAGCCCGCCCATACCTCACGATTGCCGAACGGACGTGCCGCCGTGGGATCGTAGTCACCCCACGTCTCCATCTCCACCTCGCACCTGACCAGTTCGGAGAACTTAAATACCGCATCCTTGCTGTCAACAAACTCGCAGCCGTACAGCATCGCATAGGTGGTCGGGTTGTAGAGGTTCCTGATACGTTCAATATCAACCCGTGCAGACAGGCCACCCGCCACCGCCTCTTCCAGCCGGATAATGTAGCGCCAGATCCCGTCAGGGCATTCACAGCCCACACGCATCGCGCTTTCTTTCGGAAACTCAACAGCACGACGCGCCGGATCATCCCCGCGCCAGTCGTCACCGTTCCATACCAGATAAGCCTGGTGGGTTTTGGCGCTGGGTGTGGAAAAATACGTCGTGCGGTATTTGTCGTGGGTCGCCATTGCCGAGGCCACTTCATGCAGTCGCGTGAATTTTGGGATCCAGAACACCTCATCACCGTAAAGGTGGCCGTGAAATCCCTGGGCGGTACTGGCATTGGTGGACAGGAAACGCAGCATTGCACCATTGCTCAGACGGATATGCTTACCCGTGAGCGTGATCCCGAACTGCAGGGCAAAGTCAATAATATATTCACGAAAGATTTCCGCCTGTACCCGTGACGCAGAAAAGAAAATCTGGTTATCACCGGTCACCACTGCATCTTCGAACGCCTCCCATGCAAAATACCAGGTCATGCCTATCTGGCGGCTCTTGAGGATGAAACGGCGCTCACGGTGCCGGTTCTCGCGGCAGTGCAGCTGGTAGGCATAAAGATTTTTACGCGCCCATTCATCCAGCATTTCAGCAGTCAGTCCGGAAACGTCGTTTTTCCGGTAGCGCCGCTTTTTCCCTTCTCCCCCGCCGCAGGTCCCCGCAGCCACGCCGTCCTCATGCCCTGCCGGACGCAGGGCGGCAATTTCCGCCATCCTTTCAGCGTGTTTGTTTTTCTGGGCGATGATCTTCACGTGCTGTGCGATAAGTTCACGCAGTTCGGCAAGTTCACACTCTGTCTTGCCCTCCCGTCCGGTCAGCACATCAATACGCCGGGCGATCACGTCCTCAACGGATTCAGCGGGCAGCAGGGCGGCCCACTGCCCCACATCGCACCAGTGGTAAACCGTGCGCGGCGGAATACCGAGTTCCGCCGCAATATCGCGGGGGTGCCACCGCTTCAGGTAAAGCGATCGCGCCGCCTCTTTGATTTCGTCAGAATATTTAGCCATGCGACCATTATGGCGGCGCATCCGGCCCGCATTCAAGCAGAAAATTTCGGCTGTGTTCGGCTATCCCGCGTTATCCGAAGACAGCCGAATTCAGCCAGTAGCCCCCCGCTGTAAAAATCCCGACACTCACCGGAGTTCTTCAGATTTTCACGTAAAAGAGGCCACGATGCCGCAGCCAACGTTGATGACCGACTGGATATGTATCGCCACATCAGGGCCGACCGTTGACGGCCGCGAAATTGATCCGCAGTGGCTGACTGATGCCGCTGAAACCTATTCCCGCAACACCTACACGGCGCTGCTGTGGCCCTGGCATGAGGAAGAAATCGGACACCGCCAGTACACCAGTAATCTGGGTGAAGTGGACTCACTGAAAGCGGAAACCGGCGAGGACGGTAAAACCCGCCTCTACGCACGGCTGGTCCCTAACCAGTACCTGATTGAAGCCAACAGACTGGGGCAGAAGCTGTTCACATCCGCCGAGATAGTGGAGAACTTCGCCCGGAGCGGACGCGACTATCTCCTGGGCGTGGCGGTGACGGATATCCCTGCCAGTCTGGGGACGGAAAAAATCCGCTTCACTCTGAACAACGAGGAATACACGGCACAGCGGGCGAACTGCCAGACGTTCACGCTGGGCAGCCTGTCACCGGACACCTCCCCGGCCCCCCGTAAACCTGAATCATTCCTGAAACGCCTGTTCAGCGCAGGACAGACCGACAACACCGATACCAGTAAGCCTGATACAGGCGAGGACGCAAAAATGGACGAAATTAAAGCACTGCTTGAAAAGCTGATCACCCTGGTGGAAGGCGGCAGCGCCGCTGCCGCTGGCGAGGGCACAGCAGACACGCCGGAAGAAGCAAAAGCCGAAGTCGCGGAAATCGCCGCCGAAATCGCCGACGCCGCCGCAGAGGTGGCAGAGCTGGCAGAAGAAGTGAAAGCCGCCCCGGAAGACGAGGTTAAGGCCGAAACCTTTACCGCTGCAAAAGCGAAGCTGGAAGACGCCATCAAAGCCTTCAGCACCATCACACCGGAAAAAGGCGAACGTTACCGCCGCTTTGCCGCCCGTCGCCGGGACGACACCGACAAAGAAGAAATCAAAGCCATTGCCGAAAAACTTAACGACCTGACCACGAAGCTGTCAGCCACCGGCATCACGCCGCGCCCGGCTGGCGCACCGGCAGAAAGCGAAAAACCGTTTGACTTTGTTTAAGGATACGCAACATGCAACTGAACCAGAAAACCGAATCACTGCTTCGTAAGTACGCTGCCGGGCTGGGTGCGGCAAACGGAGTTGACGACGTCACACGCTATTTTGCGCTGTCTGACCCGAAGGAGACCGCGCTGCGTGACGCCATCATGCACTCCGACGAGTTTTTATCAAAACTGCCGAACGTGCTGGATGTTGAACAGGTGACAGGCCAGGTGGTCACCACCGGCGTTCCGGGCCTCCATACCGGACGTAAAAAAAATGCCCGCTTCACCCTTCCGCTGGGTGTTACCGGGAATGAATACAAGCTGGCTGAAACCGATTCCGGTGCCCACCTCCTGTACACCACACTGGTCACCTGGGCAAACGCAGGAAGTGAAAACGAGTTCTTTAACCGCATTCAGAATTTCGTTAACAGACAGATTGCGCTGGATATCCTGCGCATCGCCTTTAACGGTACCAGCGTGGCCGAAGATACCGACCCGGTAACCAACAAAAACGGCGAGGACGTCAACACCGGCTGGCATGCCATCGTCAAAGGCCGCAGCGCAAAACAGATCGTGGAGGCTGGCCCGACGCTGGGCAAGGGTGGCGACTTTATCGGGCTGGATGCAGCCGTGGCAGACCTCGTGCACACCCTCATTGATGAGTCGTATCGCGGTCATCCGGATCTGGTGGTACTGGTTGCGCCCGATCTTGTGGCACAGGACAAGGTGACGCTGCTTAACGCCATCGACGCCCCCACGGAAAAAGTGGCCGCGCAGCTTATCGGTCGCCAGATCGCCGGGCTGACAGCATACACCCCGCCGTTCATGCCGGAAGGCCGTCTGATTGTCACCACGCTGGCGAACCTTCACATCTACACGCAGCGCGGTACCCGTCAGCGCCGTGCAGAGTGGAACGACGATCGCAAGCGTTTCGAAAACAACTATCTGCGCATGGAAGGTTACGCCGTGGAGCACGACGAAATTTACGCGGCCTACGACAAGCTGACCATCAAGGGCGCAGAAGCGGCAGAAGAGCCCGCACCTGGCGGCGCATAAGCACAGAGGGCGGCGCAATGACACCCTGCCAGCGACACCGGGCGAAAATCCGCACACAGGAGGCACTCGAACGCCGGGAAGCGCTGACGGCCTCCCCGGTCAGCTTCCACCTGTTACGCGCGGAGCTTGATCGCGATGTGGCACGGCTGCGCAGTCTTCCTGTCCGCGAAGAGCGACTGGCGTTCAAGCACGACATTCTCCTGCCGCGCTGGCTGCCCGTCGCGGAGCGCTATATCGCTGACGGAAAGCGCCACGCCTGCCCGGTACTGGTGTACTGCATCATCTGGCTGTTCGACACGGGCGACCTGAGTCGCGCCCTTGACTGGGCAGACATTGCCATCAGTGAAGGCCAGGCCACGCCGGACAACTTCCGCAGCACCCTGCCCGCCTTCGTGGCCGACACGGTGTTGCAGTGGGCCACCGACAACAGCGAGGCCGGACACAGCATAGAGCCGTATTTTTCGCGCACCTTCAGGAACGTCACCACCACGTGGCGACTGCATGAGGAAATCCGCGCGAAGTGGTTCAGATTTGCCGGGCTGTATCTTCTGCGCGACGAGGCGGGCAAACCGAGAGCCACCGCGATTAATGATACTGCCGTACTGGAAAAGGCAGACGCATACCTGGCACAGGCGGCAGCACTGAGCCGTACCGCTGGCGTAAAAAGTATCAGGGCGCGCATCAGGGCACGCATCAGCGCCCTTAATGCAGCGTAAACGACTACCCGCAGGGCCGGGCGGGCGCGGGAGGAGGCATCAGTGACGGAAACTGTATGGCCGTGGAATCCCGGACAGCCCGCCTTTTTATTCATAT